AAAGTAATTCTTTCAATGCTTGAATTACATTATCTTCAATTGGCTTTCTTGGGGGAGTTAAAGTCCCATCCATATCAAACAAAACTATATTATGCATCTTTTTCTTCTTCTTCTTCACCATAAAAATCAGCAGCGTTGCCTGTCTTGTTTTCAAACTTTTGAATCACTTCTTCATCCATAATGTCGTAAACAATTTTAGAAAAAGTTGGATCAGTTTGCATTAACTTTGGAAACGTGGCTGCTTGGAATTTCTTATCATAACCTTCAAGTGTAAACCAAGCACCTGCATTTTTAAGCTTATCAGATGGTTTAATGGCTGTCAAGAGAGATTCGTCATTCATAATACCAACCTCTTCTCCACCCCAAAGAATCTTAAAGTTACAGATTCTTCCTTGGGTTCCAAACTTGCTTTTTTCAAGTTTAGCTTTAACTTCTGAACCAATTCTAAAACCTGAATCATCTTCAATATATGACTTTTTGCTTTTCAAGCCAGTTAACCAAATACGAAGAGAATAAGCATAAATAATAGCTTTACCACCAGGAGTGAACCAAGGCTGAGATAGCATCATCATTGGATTGCTAACATTAATATTTGTTTTCAACTGATTAAGAACAAGAAACGTTGATTGGGTCTTAGACAAAGAAACAGTTAACTTCTTCATACCAATTGACAAGACACGAGGCATTTGAGCCATTGAAGATTGAGGATTAAAGTCTTTTTCAAGATCAGCACGGCAAGGAGTCATCGCCAAAGAATCCAAGACAAAAAGATATCTATTGTCAGGGTCATTCGCCATACACATTTCCATCGTTTCTAAAACTTGTTCAATATCTTCTGGTTGAATAATAATAATTTGATTATCACCTTCCATATCACAGCCAAGTTTTTCAAGAAATTCTGATGTCATTGTAGCTTCTGAATCAAAGTACATAACACGAATACCTTTCTTTTGTGCTTGGTGGGCGACTTGGCCAGCCATATAAGATTTACCAGAGCTTTCTAGACCTGCAATTTCTGTACATCTACCAACAGGAATTCCTGCTAACTGCCCCCTACAAATAATTGAATCTAGCCACCGTGAACCTGTTGGGATCCAATCTTTAATATCAGCAGGGTTTTCTTGGTCACTTGAAAATGCAATTGTGCGACCTGCCTTTTTATTTATCATCTTCATCATATCTGCTGCTGATAACTTACCATTTGCCATTATTAATACCTCTAAAAATAGGACACCTGTGAACCCGTGCCCTCCTGCGGTTTTCTATGGGGGAAACTATGCCGTGAGTTCACGGATAGCAGCATCAACAGAGCTTACGCCCTCTGTCTCTACTGATGGCCCTTCTGTTGGATTAAGGTAAGATTCTAGAATCGCCTTAACCTCTGAGAAGGATTTACGCTGGAATACCTCGTCAACCACTGGAATGTTTGAAAGATATTCCTTCACTGCCGCTTTGCTTGATGCAAGTGACGATGATTTACGCTTGGGAACAAGGTTAGTCGTTGGAAATGCTCCCTTGGTTTTTGGAAGAGTATAAGTCAGTGTAAAATCTACACCGTCATCTACGTCCGTAATATCTCCGTAGTCTGGATTAAGAACCAGGCCAAGAAGGGTTTCATAAATGGTCTTACCATAACCCCAAATCTTAACACCTTGTTCTTCCTCTCCACGAACAATTACAGGAGAAAAGAAACGTTGACGAACAAAAAGGGACTTAGCCATCTTCTTGCTCTCTTCGGTTCCTTCGTTCCATAGCTTTGATGCAAAGTCACAAACCGGACATTCCTCACCAAATTGACGCTTTGGGCAGATAACTCCTCCACGAGCTGCTTCGCCTAGATTGTAGTGAAAATGGAAAACCTTAAACGGATCACCATCCTCAGTAGGGACAATACGAATATCTTGATCACCTTCACTTGGTTTCCAGAACACGTTGTCTCTCTTAGCTTTGCCACCACTTTCTAGTTCAGCTAGCTTTGCCTTCATTTTTGCCATATCTAATGCCATATTAATTTCTCCTTTAAGGTAAGATTGGTAACTCTCCCAATCTTCCAATTATTTTTGTATTATTGATGTGTGATTTACGCAATAAACATAATCTTGATCGTAATTTGTTTCAAAGATACCATAAGATGGTCTAATTCCCAACTCTCTTTTATCTTTAATTTGTTCTCTGATATTACTCATCAAATTTACATCACTTTCAAGTGTTTGTTTATTGTAAGCGTAATAATATATCACATCCGAAACATTGTCAAGAGGAAAAAACATCTTTTCTTCTTTTTTTTCTTGGTCGTAATACCCTATTGTTGATATCTTTGCACCAACAGGGGGATCACAAAACGCATTCTCTAATGCCGGAACGTGATTATATAAATTAATCATATGAAAAGTGCTGGTAATCACTTCATTAATCTTATTGTAGTAATTTTTAAGGGATAACCCTCCCAACATCTCCTCAATTTGTGAATTTGAGACAACATAAAGCCTCTCAAACATACCTGAACGTGCATATTGTTGAAAAACATTATACACCATTTTTTCTAATTTAGTCTGAACTTCGTTTAATAGTGAAAGTTCAGGTTGAATGTAAAGAACGTTTATTTTACACTTATTTTTTAAGTGTTTTAAGACAGAAAGTGAAGCCGATGAAACTTTTCCACCACCGGCCACAATGAACAAAATGTCACCTCGGACACCCCTAAAAAAGTACTTTAAATTAGGTAATTTTTTCTCATAATCTTCTAATTTTTTAACCTCTTCAAGGGGGAATGAGTTCTTGGTCTTTTCAAGACCAACATCAATTTTTTTTATAGAATATTGAGGATATTTGGCAAACAAATCTGCGATCTGACAGCCAGCGTTACCCAAACCAACAATAGTATCCATTTATTCTGATACCTCTTTTAAAATGTAGCGATTTTTGAATGCCCCTCTTTCTATATTCTTATCCAGGCGAGTATTCCATACATCCCAATTGTTCAATTTAATAATTGCTGCAATTACTTCTTGAACATCTGCTAGTTCTTCAATTGATGGATTTTCAAAAAATTCATTAGCTTCTTCTAAAAGCTTTTCTTTAAGTTTTAATGCGTATTCTTCTTCTGATGCGATTTGGATTTTACATCTTTTTCCGTTAGATTCTATAATTTCTGGTATTCTATCTCTGACTAATTTATCATACTTTTTAACTGTCATCTAAACCTCTTCATATTACCAAAGTTCAAACCAATGCTGGCGTTGACTTTGAACATACCTAAATCAGTTTGGCCAAATTCATTAATAATTTCATCAATCAAATCTTTGTCTTCCAAACTGAAATCTATAAGCATACTATCGTGAATGAGTGCAGAAGTAAAGGACTTTCTTTTTTCTAATATTTTATTTACTGCGATTGCTCGCCTCAAAAAACAATCTGACATTGTGCTTTGAATAACAAAATTTAGTGCTTTGCGTTCCTCTGTTTTAATCTTTCTGCCAAATTTATTAACTATATATTCCCCATCCCAATATTTTTCTAATATTTTATTTCGCTGATAAAAAACATTAAGTAATCTATCTTCGGATTCTGGGTTGTATAACCAAGCGAAAACTCTACGTTTTGCTTCATCACGATCAATGTTGTTGTCGTAAATATTTTTTACATTCCAGTCGTGGATATCTTCTGATGGCTGTTCAATATCATTGAGAGCCAAAAGACATCTTAGTTCCGCAGCATTAAAATCTAATTCTAACAAATAATCGTTCTTAGGTTTAATAATTTTTCTATAATTTTTATCCATTGTTAGAATTGGAAATGAGTTCTTCTTTGTTGTTAATCTTCCTGTGACTGTTCCAAACAAATTGTAGGAAATATTTTTCTGGGTTTTATTTATTTTATCTTTAAACCTTCTTGCTTTGTAAGTGTGCAATTCTTCTGACATTTCTGAGATATCAATATTTAATGTTTTCTGATCAATATCATATAATAACTTGCTTAACTCTACTAAGAAGTCATAATTATTAGGTTTTTGATAGCTTTCTAATACGTGATCTGTAATCTCTGATTTAGTTCTGAAATAATTAATTAAGAAATTCTCAGGAACTAAATCATAAAAACAATAATCAGTAGCTCTCACTTTGGCCACATTAAATGATTTAATATAAGCAAGATGTTTTTTCTTAATGTTTTCCCAAGAAGATTTTAAATAATCAGGACAACATTCATCTAAATTCTTACCACCAGAATATAAATAAGCATATTGAATATCATATTCTTTTAATGAAGGGTGATAAGACCAAGTATTTTTTAAATCATTAAGATTTGTATTATTTGTTATTTTGTTTTTGTAAAATATGTTTTTGCATTGTTGTTTATTATCTATTATTTGAAACGTCATACGTCTATATCGCCATTATAAAGAGTGTCTAATCCACTCGTATTTAATATTATAGCATCTTTCGCAGGTGGTGTCAACATAATTTTTGGCTTGATTGCACCATTTAGATAATTGTTAACAAAAGACAAGGTTGATCGTGTGCCATTAGTTTTGTAATAAGTGCTTACTTTGCTTAAGAAATTTCTTTTTTCACCATCGGTCATTTTGAAGTCTAATTCGGCTATTCTGATTTTTGAATACATATCAAGCCAAAAGCCATTATCATAAATTGTTCTTAATTCTTGTGGTGACATTTGTTCTCTCAAAATAGTTCTTTTATTAATTTCTGGTCTTGCCGAACAGCTTGATGACTTAATAACAAACTGAGGGTTGGCCTTAACATAAGAGTTATAGAATTCTAAAACATGTGTTTTTAAAATTTCTAAATCATATTCATATGATTTATAATACCTTCTTAGGAAGAGATTGTCAATAGATAATTTGGGAGTAGATGCATAATTTGCTACAGAAGAATCATATTGACTTTTTTTATTATTATTTTCTTGACGACCTGCACCGGCTTGATAAAGTTTGACCAATTTATCTGGCTCTGCTGGGTCCACTAAGATACCTTCGTTTTGTAATTTTTTATACAAAACACCAGTTTTAACATCAATTCCTATATTTGGGACTTGAACAGGGGTTAGCATGAGTCTATACAGTATTCTACCAGTGCTCTGGAATCTTGTTGGAATGACTTCCGAAACACGAAACTTAACCTTTTCAAGATCAGTCAAATTTTGAACAAACTCCTCTCCTTGGATTGTGGGGTCAACATTTAAAGTTTCCACCTCCACAATATCACCGTAATAATAAGGATAATTTGGGGGCCTATCAATCTGTGGAGCTTTTGGATAGTTTTTCATATACTTTCGCATCACTGGAGATGACAAATCTGCTACCAATCTCCAGGGAGCATTTTTATCAACTTTAAAGCCATATTTTTGTGCAGCGAATGCATAAAAAATATAGTTTGGATCAGATATATAATCGTTATATTTAACACTATCATCACCAAAGTCATCATTGGCTAATTCAATTATTAATCCTGATGTTGCTGGGTCACACCACCGAGAAGTAATATAGCCAGTTTTTGTGAAAGGAAAATTAGGAGTATTTAATTGTATAAACTCCATAAAAAGCTTTAAATAAGTGTCAAAATTAATTAATTTTTTTTTATTTTCGTAAGAGCTTAAAAAGTATTGGCTAAATGAAGTATAAAGATTGTTTACATAATCAAAATGGCCCACATTGGCCGATTGCCAACCATTAAAAGGCTCTAAAGTGATAAGATTTGTTGGGACATTAGTTAATACTTTGCCTGTGTTAGCTGCGATAGCATAATAGCTTTTTAAATCTGAATATGCATCTGCTACGAAATCTAATGCAAATACATTTCCATCAAATGAGGATAGCTTTTTAACAAAAGCATCATTTGCAAATATAGCATCTCCTAAGCGATCCACTCTTCCATACAATGGTTTGTCATACCAAAAATCAAACGGCTTTGGCAGAAGAGGAGGTCGGGGGTAAGCATTATCTCTATAAGAAATTCTTTGATAATATGATGCGTAAGAATTTGATTCATTGGTTGCTTCAAATAATGCCACTTTACTCTCCTCCTATTGTAAAAGATTTTGGTTTATACAGGAGATTACCTCTGATAAATTCTTCTTTATCTGTAGCTCCATATGCCGGAGCTTCAAAAACCATTTTTAAAGATGTTTCATATTTTCCGCTCTCTGCAAAACTATCAGCACCAACAACACTATAGTAACCACCAAGACCTAAATTTCTAGCTATATTTTCACTATTTGGTATACCTAGGCTATAGGGATCAACATAAACCAACATACCAGGTTTAAACATTGGTGTCCCAAACAAAGTTACGTTACAATCATATTTATTTGAAAATAATTGATTTCTTCCTGCGATAGATTGAGATTTTAATATTCTTGCTTCACGTGCGCCAGGAATGTCTTGTTTAGAAAAGTTTATTGATTTTACGATACCTCTAGAAGCACCAAATCTAAAATGCATTATACCACGTGCGATATCTCCTACTTGGTCAATATCATTTGGAACTCTTGAACCAATCATGTCTCTATTGGTTGATGATTTATAATACATCATAAAAATATTGCTTAATAGAGTTTTGCCAAAATCTTCATCGTAAGATGGAATCGCTGTTCCGCCGAAGTCAATATTTCTCTCTTTTCTTCCAGGACTAAATGCGGATTCTGTCCTTTCGTTCGCTGGTAAGGAAAATGTAGAAAAGCTTATACTTGAATGCTTTAGTCTTCCAATAGGCCCAAATATAAAAGGCTCAATAGCGTTGTCTATCATTTCAGCAGCTATGTCTCTTAAAAAATCTCTTAAATAATAATTATTTCTCAGAGGCTTTACAACCTTTTTAACAAACCATGTATTAAAAAATTCAAGTGAAATAGGAATATCAGATAAGGGAACCGAAGCACGGACGGTGGAACCCTCTTCGTTATAATAATATAACGGCACACACCCTAAAACCATTTTTAATTCTTTTTTCAATGAGCTTTTATACTTTATAGCATCTTTTTGATCTGGAATTGCATCTTTGTTTACTAATATTTCTAATGCAGCATCAATTATGTCACCGAAAAAGAAAAATTTTATATCAACAGTGTTGTCTTTATCTGATTGTGCATTAGGGTCAGATGTCGCATTTTGAGAAAAAAGATTTTTTAAATATTTTTGACCATCATCGCCACTTAATTTATCCAACATTTCTTGTCTTTTTTTAGAGTCTGCACTGATATAATCTCTATTCCAACTATTTAGTTCTTCATTTGAGTCGCCAAGTGATGTTGTTGGGCCACGACTATACTGAAAAGTGTCTCTAATTTTGCTCTTCTTTTTGAATCTATTATTAGTGATTCTTCTTGCTTGAGCCTCAACATCTGTAATCGCTGAAAATCTAGCTAAAGAATCTTTCCACTCTTTAACAAGTTCGTTTGTAACGGGAAAAGTGTAAATTCTTTGCTTTTCTGTGATTACTCTTAAAAGTCGTGAATAAGATTTTGACCTTAGATCAAAATTTAATTCTTCAATATAAGCCTCTAATTCATTTATCTCTTTTTCTTGTATTTCTATTCTAGCTTCTTTAGCTTTTGTTACTAATTTTTTGCCTTGAAAGTGTTCTAGATACGCTTGCGCTGCTGCTCGTCTTGTGCTGTCTGAAAGCGGGGCGGCTGCCTGACCACTTTCTCTATCAGCAATAGTTCTATTTATTTCATCTTTCTGCTCATCGGTTAAATTAAAATCATCTGCATCATAACCTCCAAACCCAAAAAACCCTTTATGCCTTTGCAACGTGTTTATAAGAAGTTCAGAATTTTTTCTTATAGCGTCCTCTTCTTCTGTTAAAGCATAGCCTTTATCGCCTTTTTTTATAGCTGCAAGACTTTTTTCGGCTGCTCTTTTTATGTCTTTAGCTTCTGCTAGATTTGCTTCTTGTTCTCTTAATTGTAATAATTTTTCTCTATCTCCAGTTTCAACGTAAAGCAAATCTGAATCTGAATGGAGCATTCTACCTTCAATTGCGGCAATATAATTCAATGAAATTTCTAGATTGCCATTTTGCTTAAAATCTATAGAATGATCTTCTAGAGTCATTAAAAGAGATACTCTTTGTTTTCCAATTGCTTCAAGCTGAAGAGGGGTAAAAAGGGTGTTATTTGCATCACTAGGAACAGACCAACCAACAATAACTTTTATTTGAAAGTTTTGGTCTTCATATGCGTTTTTATCATCAGATTGTCTTATTTTTTCACCAGCAGTATTAGTTCCGGGCGGAACAAACATATCAGCAAACCGAACACCTTCATCACGAGGTAAAAATACCGCTTCCATGCTTTGAAAAAATAATTTTAATTCAGCTTTAAACGCTACGCCTGAATCTGCTGGGTTTGTTCCCAGATCTTGCCAAGAAAAGCTTTTAATACCAACATCAGTACCACGTCCTCTTGATGAGTCTGTTATACTACGAATAGATGTTTTATCTTGAAATTTAAATTCAATATTTCTTGGGTTTGAATATGTTGTTTGATTTAATTCTGCATCATAAGTGGTGTCATAAACAACTTTAAATACTCTGATTGTTGGGACTAGAGCAGATTGCTGTGCAGTTGTAAAATTAAAAAAAGAATTTGTCTCTGATCCGCAATTTTCAGCCAAAAGAGAATTGATTATACCAACATTATCGCCCTCTAATTGCGTGAAATGTTTATATTCTTTGTCTTCTTGGAGATAAAGCCATTCATCAAAAAAATCTATTAAGAAAGCTTGTTCATCCCATCTTACATCACTATCAGCCATTTTTAAACCTTATAATAATTTAATATATCCTCTAGTGGTGTTGGAACAAAAATTACATCACCTGGCCTGATGTCTGCTTCAGAAGGGATTGCATTAAACCAAGCAATTACCCACCACATTGTTGGGTCGTTATAAAATTCTGAGGCTACTTTGAAATATCTATCTCCCTCTTTCCAATAGTAATTTATAAGGTTTAACGTATCAATTTGGTCATCAGTTGGGTAAGACAATTTTGGAGTACCAAATTGACGAATTTGATTAACACCTCTTGATTTAAAAAGGTTTTTATATTCTTTAAGCCTGTTTATTAAGACTTTTTTATTTCCATATCTTGATATTGTCATTTCAACTTCCCTACTTCAACAACTTCGCAGCATTCAATACGCCTCTCGCCCCATCAAGTTCACTTCGGGCTTGTGAGTCAAGGTCAGATTGTTGATTCTCCAACCTTACGTTAGGCATGGCTATATCTAACGTGCCACCGCTTTCAAGTGCTCTTTCGTTTCTAATAGCTACAGCTTGTTCTTCAACCGATTTTCTTGGACTAGTTGTTTGAGTTACGGCCTTGGCCGATGATGCGCCTGCTTTTCTTTTAACAAAATTGGAAGCACGTTCTGTAGAATTATTTTGGGCAATAACCTCTTTATCTTCCTCAGTTAAGCCACCAACAGTTACGCTGTCCGGTGGAGGTGTTGGTGGTTTTACATAATTACCCTCTTCCAAATATCGGGCTGATAAACCATAAGGGAACCTATCAAATTGTTCACTCATCGTTGCTCGTTTTCTTCTCCCGTTCCAACCAACTTGCTCTTCGTGCAAAACTGTTAATTGAAAAGAGACTGTAAATGATTTAGGAAAAATGGTTTCTCCTGCACCCAAATCTTCAAAAAGGACTCCATTTTCCATTAATGGGACGTAATTTATGCCCGCTAACCACCCTAAAAGACCGTCTGCCTGCGCTGTTGATGGCAAACCCATGCTACTAGGTTGACAAATCCAATTCATAAACATTACCTTTACCAAAGGCGAACTTTTAATTGTGGCTGAATTGCCAACTCCATCATAAGATGGGTATAACATCTTGATTAGACCAGCCAATCTTCTTAGATTGTCCGTACCTTCGTCAACACTTGATGCTGGAACTTCAAAAGTTGCTTGAATAACACGACCAGTGCGCTCAAAGGTAGAAATTGGGTCCATTCTACCGTATACTGGCTCTGCTGACCAATTACTGCTGTATTGGTCTTCAAATTGAGTGACAAATGCTTTAAACCTTACTGCTTGGCCTGATGGAACGTGATAAAACTCTAAATAATGGCCTTTTTTGTTAGCCAAGCTGTCGGTTTGGCTATCACCAAGTCTAAAGTCTAAATTATTTTTACCAAATTTGTTATCTTCAGCCATTATTTTGCCTCCTCAAAGAGTAAATATTCAAACATTAAAAAACTAGCTTGTAAGTTTAAATACTTTGTTCTCCATTATGTCTACAACTGCTCTTCCGAACTCTCTATCATTAAGTTGAAGGATTACGGTTGCCATTTGTGACCCGCCAGCTGGACTTCCTCCACCTCCACCAACCATTTGAGTAACTGGAGCTGCTACTGTTGTAGGGGCTGGAGCTATTAATGCTGCTTGATTTTGATTTATTGCAGAAACAAGAGCTGTCGCTTTTTCTAAAGTATCTGTTCCAACGTCATTTGCTGTTGCAAGGGCCGTATTTAACTGATTCATTGCTTCGGCAAAAGCGTTTGCACTTGATTCCGTTATACTACCAAGACCTTGAGTAAAGTAGGCAAGAGCAAATAGTTCATCGTTAGTTATGTCACTTAAAGCTTCAGAAATTGCACCTAATCCGGCTGCAAACGATATTGCTCCGGCTCCGGCAGCAATGCCCATTATCCCAAACGTTGATAAGGTTCCAGCAATTTTTGCAACCCCATCTCCAATAGTGGAAAATGCGTTAGCACCAGCAATTATTGTCTCTACCAATTCGTTAACTGCCAACACGGTTAAAGGAATAGCTGCCGCAATCGCCAAAATAGGTAGCGTTATACCACTGGCAGCAATACTAAATGCACCCATCGGAGCAGCGGCTGCGCCTGCTGCGGCACCTAATGCTCCAACACCAGAGCCTGCCGCACCAGCACCGGCTCCTAATGCTGGCAGAAGGGCAGAAGTTGCAGCTGCGACTGGAGCGAACAGTTTAAAGGCGGCCATAACAAGACCTGCACCACCGGCAATAAACACTAGCGTCCTTCCAATGGGATTATCAACAAATTTAACGAATAGCCCTAAAACGTAATTAAGTCCATCAGCCAAAGGTTCAATAGCGATAGCAAACCTTTGAAACGCTTGTTCTAGCTTCTGCGTCACTGATTGTGCTCTTGCTGTCATTTCTGCTAAGTCAGCTTGTTCTTCGGATATTCTTTCAAACTCAGCATCTGTTGTTCCAAATAATTGTGCAGCCTTTGTCATATCATTAATTCCAGCTGCTGCTGCAATGCTTTGTTGTTCAAATTTATTCATGGAACCAAAACTTCTTCCTGTTGCATCAATTGCCCTTCGCAACATCATTATTCTTTGATCTTCAGAAGCTGTTAAAAGCTCAACAGAGTTTAAAAGATTGCCACCGAGTAACGCATTTAGCTTACCAGCGGCATTTGCCGCACCTTCAAACGTATCAAACTGCCCAGTAATGGCCAAAAGCTCACCCATAGCTAAACCTGTTGCTTTTGCTTGTTTGGTTAAATTTTGAAAAACTTGATTTCCTACAACGTTTCCATACTGAACCATGATTGGTTGGGCTTGCTTGAAGTTGTCTGCCATAATTGAAGGAGCAACACCAATACCTTTTGCAAATTCAGCTAACCTTACTTGTGTTTCAGTGGCCTCATCAGCAGTCATGCCCATGCCTTTAACTAAAAAGTTTATGTTTTCTGCTGTAGTTTGTGCAGATACACCTACATTCTCTAATGCGGCTGTGATTTTAATCATTTCATTGCGAGAATTTTCGCCTATTAAATTAAAATCAGCAAAACCAGTATAAAGCCTATTCATTGCTTCAGTTGATTCTCTAATTCCAACCCCAAGAGCACCGGCACCTTCCGTTGCTGCGATAATAGAGCTGTTAAATTCTCCTGCTGCACCCGACGCACGATTAAAACCAGCGGCAATCTGGTCAAAGACTCCAACGACAATGAATGTAGACTCTGCAATTTTATCAAAAATACCCGCAAAAGTTGTTAGAAAAGGTTGTGCATTCCTTATACCATTCTTAAAGTCTTCGGGTGAATCTTTTACAATTTTGCCAAACTTTGTGGCACGTCCAAGCAAGGATTGTTCAAATGTTCTTCCTGATAGGCTAAAGTAACGGACTGTTTCTGCGCCGTATGCTTCTGCCTCTTTTCTTAATTCTTCAAGTTTTTGTTTTTGTTTTTCTAAGGCTTCGGTTTGTTTCTGTAGTTCTTCAGATCTTTCTTTTTCTTCTTTTTTTAATATTTCAAGATCTTGTTTTTGCTTTTTTAGTATTTCTAGAATATAAAGCTCTGCGCCTTCTACTTGTTCACCCGCCTTTATTTGCCTAAGTCGCAGCTCAAGTCGGGCTTGAGTTAATTCAAGTTCCTTTTCTGCTGTTTCTTTTTCTAATTCTTTTTTGGCTTGAATTTCTTCTTCTATTTCAAGATTTTTTTTAAGTAAATCTCTTTTAGATTCTAAAAGCTTTATGCTCTCTTCCAGTTTGCTATTATCCTCAGCCACGTTAAATCACCCCTTATTTAATTGGCCATTTAATTCCAGTTGTTCTTTCAAAATTTGAAATAGCCGAATCAAGAGAAGCTTTGTTTCTAAACGTGCGTGGATTGTCTAGTCCATATTTCTTTGCAGCTTCAATATATCTTTTTTCGCCTTTCAATGCTTTGGTAAAAGCACCGACATCTGCTCTTGAGCCACGGACTGAAACTGGAACTGTTGACTCGCCAAACAGACCTCGGAGAATCTCTTTAATACCCATTCCTAAAAGGCCAAGCCAGCTTTCATTAAGCGATCTGTCTTCTTTTGAAAAGTCTATAACGATTGGTGAAATTTCTTTGTTTTCCATTAGATTCTCCTAATACTATAATTAGTATCCAATAGAAAGAAATAACGATTCTTATTTATCTGGATTTCTTGCGGGCTTTTTCAATCTCATTCTTTTCTTCTTCAAAGTGTTTTGCTAATCGTTCAACAAACCACTGGCGAAGATTAATGGGAAGATTGTAAGCTTCAGTGAAACTCCAACCTCCATGAAATTGTAAAATAAAGAACTGTTCGTAAACACTCTTTATGTAGCTATCATTTAGGCCAAAAAAAGTTGGTTGAGAAAGGCATTTCAATAGTTGATTCTGCTCCGCAACTTTGGCAAGAAAAGATATCTGTTGCGTCAACATTTGGAACAGCATCCTCATAAGCTTTTCTTAAATAAGTTGCATCATATGCAGGCATCACTTCAATGAACTTTTCAACCAACCCCCTTTCTGTTTCTCCGTTAAGAGAAACAATGAGCATTTTATATTGATCTGTTACTGTAGAATCGTCAAGATTTAACTTCTTTCTTTTTTCAGCGTTCTTAATCATTTTTGATTCGTCTGCGCTTGTAAGAAGACGACATTCTACTTCAATACCAGTCTTGGGAAGAGTAATCATAATTGTTCCATTTTCTGAAATCTCATTATCACTAACATCTTTTTCTTCTAATTCTGATAAGTCAAAAGAATGTTCGGCTGTTGTGCCACAACTTGGACAATTAATTTTTACATCATACTGTGGGCCAAAACCATTAATCCTTGATGCAACAATTAAAGCGTTTTTATCTCCAATATAAAGATCACTTACTTTAATGTTTTTATCAACAATTACATTTTCCAACATTCTATCAATCGCAACACCTTTTTTAAGTAAAGATTTGGATGTTAGAATATCAGTATCTTTCGCTGTCATGTGACGAATTTCTACAGTGTCAACACCGTGCAAAGGATGATCTTCTGGATAGAATTCTCCTTTAGATGGTAAACTAACAAAATCCGTTGGAGTAACGAAATCTAGAATTGAACTTTTAACTTCTTGTAGGGGTGGTTTAGTTGTTGTTTGTGTATTACTTGAAAGACGTGCCTTATTCCTTGGCATATTTACCTCGTATTATTTTTATAATAAGTCTTGAGAAATTGAGTTTCCTGGGAATTTGCCTTGGTTATTTTGGAAGATAGCGTTGTCATATCTTAAAGTTACATCAACGTTAAGCAATTCTTCTGAATTGTAATCTAGCTCACCAAATTTAACATCTTTAATCCAAGCATTGTTTAGCTTCCAAGCATCAACGTTACGCCCATCAGCGTCAATTTGTCTGATAATTACATTACCTAGAGCTTGAACTGATTTTGCTTTTGAAATTGTGGAAGTTACATCGCTTGTTGTTGGCAATTGATATCCCATGCCGGTATCTCCAAGTGAGTTTGGTTCACCAGAGAAAACTTTCATGACTGTGGCAGTTGCATCATCTGTTGAATCAACAACGTCAACAATTGTAAAGGTTACTTCATTCCAGGTGACTTTACCTGGATAGTAGAATGTGTGATTTAAATACTTGTGCTCACTCTCCGAAACGGTGAATGATGGTTTGTTAACTTTTTTAATTAAAAAGTTCTTAATAGTTGTATTGCGACCACTTACGCTTAATAGAAATCTATAAGCCCTTTTAGGTTCAATTGTTGCGTCTTGCCAGAAAGTCATTTATTTATTCTCCTTATAACTTAAGTAGTGTTATATTACCTTTTAATCCTCAAATGCTGCACCAGATCTTGTAATTACAAAATCAATTGCAATGAATTCTACCGCTCTTGCAGGCTTGAGGAAGATTTTAGCGTAGATAGTGTTTCTATCAACAAGATCAGGAGTTGTAGTAGTTTCATCTAGAATGACTCTGTAGTCTGTTAGACCTTGGCGAGCTACGATGCTGTCAAGGAATGGAGACACTTGGCCAGTGAAACGATCCCAAGTTGCTTGAACGTTTTGTTCAAATAACAATCTTGAAGCGATGAATGAGATTTCTCTTTTAACATAAATCATCAATCTTCTTACATTAATTCTATCAAGAGCAGATGGGGTTACTTGTAGTGTCTTCTGTCCGAAGATTACAATTCCTTCTGCTGGGAATGTTGCAATAGGATTGATGTTTGCTGCGTAAAGATCATCTCTATCTTTTTGTCTTAGTCTTTGTGCGACAGAATTAACAGGAACACCTGCTGCGCCTTCTGTTAGGCCGCCTCTTGTAAATCCTGCTGGGGCAAACCAAAGTTCTGATCTTCTTTGTGCGCTTGAAAGAGTACCGATTGCTGGAACTGATGGAGGAACCCAAAGTGTTCCACCTGTTTCAGAATCAGAGATTCTTACCCAAGGATAGTAAGCAGCTGCATAACTTGTGTTAAGTGCTCTATCATTTAAATTATTAATTGTTGTGTCAACGTCGCCTTTTCTAGATACCGCATTTGCACTATTTTCAGGGGTTGGCGTGTAGTCTCCCTTAAGATCAATAATTGCTAGTGAATCTGCTCTATTTTCACAAATTCTAATCATGTGATCTTGAATGTTGGAGGCGTATACACCTGGAATTGTCATCATGTTTGATTCAACAACTTCAGCGTCGGCTACAGTGTTAAAGGCTTTCTTGGCTGAATAAACAGCATAACTCGTTAGTGAAGATTT